TGATACCAAGCACTATAATCTCTGAACACTTGATTTGTTTTAAATGTTTCTGCCGAAGAATTATTTGACCAATATCTTAATTCAAGACTTCCATTCAAATGTAAATAATCTCCAGCATTTGCACCTGAATCATTTGTTGACAAGAAAAAACATCCACCATTAGCATTTACACCAGCGGCATTTGCACCTAATTTAACCCAAAAACTATAAGTATGAGTTCTTCTATTTGATGCTGAACTACCAAATGTTTTTGTTAAATATGCACTATCGGCTTTATTAAACCTAATTGATTGGTCTATAGAGAATGTACTTACTCCAGATTGTTGCCATAATTCGCTGGTAAACATAATCTACCCAAAAGCCAGTTGTGGCGAACCTAGTAAAATTGAATTATCAGCTTTGACAATATAAGGTACGACATCATAGGCACTATTAGTTGAACTTAAAGTTAATCCAGCTGCTGCTGGAGTTTCATAATCTCCATGCAAACTTACTGTTCCAGCACTACTACTTCCTGGTTGAATAAATATAATTACTCCTGTTTGTCCTACTTGAGATGCTTCGGTGGTAGCTGCTGCTAATGTATTTGACCCACTTGCTAATGTAATAATAAAATTCTGATAAGTGTCATAATCTAAAACACCCGATAAAGCTGCTGTATAAGTTGAAGGTAATTGTGCTTTAGTAAAAGTATTTTGTTCATCTGTCTTAACAACCGCTGCTTCCAAACTTACAGCTCCACTTGATACAGAAAAATCTGCACTTGAAAAACTAGCTGCACCCTTTGCTGAAGTTGATGCGTCAGCTAAATTAATTGTTACAGTTCCAGATGAACCACCACCTGAAAGATTTGTTCCAGCGGTAACACCACTTATATCTCCAGCTGGTCCTTGTGAACCAGTTGCTCCTGTGCTACCTGTATCACCTTTTAATCCTGTCATTGTAAAATGAACAGACAATTCATCGGCAGCACTAAATGTATTATTAGATGATAAATGCGCAACTGTTATTTTATTATATCCAGAGGCATCCGTTATAGAACCTGTAATTTTAAATCTTGCATAAGTCGTAGTATCATTAATATCTACGATGTGTAAAAAACCTTTTATAGTAGATGTAGAGTCATCCCAGGTTAATACATCAGTTGAAACAGTTGATCCATTTGCATCTGCATCATCTATGTATATTTCTGTTACACTTGCATAAGTTCCATTATTAAATCTTATTTCACCAGCACCAGGATCAGCATCAGATGTAGCTGTATCAAATTTATAATAATATCCTGGTATTGCTCCATCTTCACCACTTGCAACAAATGACACAAATACCTTATCGTTATTAGCAAATGTTCCAGCACTATCAATATAAACTAAACTTACTTTTGTATATCCTGAAGCATCAGTTACAGCTCCAGTTACCTTAAATACCATCCAAGTATCTAAAGCATTTGCCTTACTTATTCTTATTCTTCCTCTGTTAGTATCATTACCAGATACATCATCAAATGATTGTACCCAAGCTGATACATCCGAACCATGATATTCATTGTCATCTATATAAGCAACTGTAGCAGAAGCAATAGTTGTATTATTTAATCTAATAACACCACTACCAGGATCAGAATCTGTGGTCGTTGTTGAATAAGTAAACATCGCACTATCACCACCAGCTGGTAATATATCTTTATCAATTAATGTTAATGCTGTTCCACCTGTGTCATACCCAATAACCTTGTTAGCATTTTGTGTAGAAGTATCATTGTACGGAACTAATAACTGTGGTGGAGTTGAACCAGTAACATATTCAGGTAACTGTAATGTTCTATCAATTTTTTCTTCAAACTGTTGCAACACCATAATAGTATTATCAAAATCTGTTTCTAATGATGCAGCTGTAAAGGAAGCTCCTGTAGAATAAACACTTTCCCTTGATAAAGGTTTGTTGGCGAGGATGGTTAGTTTTTGTCCTGTAGTGGGAGCTGAAGAATAGTTAACTGTTCCTGTTCCGTCAGTAGAAATTGAAACTGTATAATCTGATGAAAGAGTTTGTGTTGTTTCTCCAAGAATTACTTTCAGTTCTGAATCAGCATTGATCTGAAAACTAAAAGCAAAGGCAGTTTGCGAACCATTAGTAGTGTACTGAACCCTGCGGTTTGTATCGTTAATGTTAAATGTTGCCATGTAATTCTCGCTTATAATATATATACACTATATAATCCATATTATCAATCCTTACTTCTTCAAAGCATCTATTCTAACTTTTAAACTAGGATACTTTTTCAATAATAAATCTTTACCACTTTCTCTAGCATCTGCAAGTATACTATTTAATCTTATATAACGATCCTCTAAATCACTTACTTGATAATCATTCTTTTTTATTTCAGCATTTAATTTTGTTAATAAACTTTGGTTTGGATTGTATCCTTTATCATTCTCACCTAAATGAACATTTTTACTTAATTTGTTTGAGTTATTTATAAAACTAATATGGTCGTTGATTTGTTCAGCAGATAGTTGTACACCACCTATTTTTTCTTTATGCCTTGTAAAAGTTCCAATTCTTCTTTCAGATAAAAATGTTAATTCTTCATTAAGTTCAGTAAATTGTGGATTAGATATTCTGATTGGTGAAACTAAATTATAGTTTAGACCATCACTTTGTTGTTTAACTTCTCCCCACATATTTAAACCATCTGGTAAGGTTTCAGAAAAACGAGGATTTCTACTTAAAGCCTCATTATAAGATTCATAAAAACCTTTCATTACAGTAGGTAAATATGCATATTCCGCTTTAATTAATTGTTCTTCAGAAAGTTTTGTACTTGAAGCATCTGGATTTTTTATTCGGTCTATTAAACCTGAAAAGGCTGTAGCACCAACAATATCAATACCAGGTGTATATAAATCCACCATACCTGTAGCTGTAAACGCAACATCGGATGCTTTTTTAACAAGAAACTTTCCCATGCGTTCTCCAAAATCTTCTGGCACTCCGTATGGATTACCAGCTGCTTTAGCTAATTCTGAAACACCTTGAAGAAATGGCATATTAGTTGCGTATTGAGCTGCCGCTAAAGTTCCTGATTTAAATATATTTTCTAAATCAAATAGGTTTTGACTATCAGAGTTTTGTGAATAGTAAGCATAGTCGGCTGCCATAGCTAGAACTGCTGACATAGGGTCAAGTCTAGAAAAAGTATAACCAACATAAGTTCCATCATCTTGTTTAAAATTAATTGAATATCTATCTATACCCATACTTGTTAAGTATTTTTGTGCTTTAGGATCACTTGGACCACTACCAACAATTTTAATATTATCACCAAATTGACCCATAGCTATAGCTACCATCATACCAAATGTGGAATTACCTACTAATAGCTTGGACATAGCTCTGTCAAATTCTCTACCAGATGGTCCTGTTTGTCCTGGTAATTTTCCTTTAAGTGCTTTATATACAGGTGACCAATTTAAAGTTCTGTCAAATGCTTCTTTCATAATATTTGTAGGTGTTTTACTAAATGGAACAATCATTTTACCACCAGGTACTGTGTTAGCTAATTGTACAAAACTCGCCCAAACTCCTTCAGGATTACCTTGAAATGTTCTAATTTTAGCTTCTTGAGCCATCATATCTTTTATAGATTGATTAGGTTCAAGTAATGTATTTGCATAAGCATTTTGTCCTAAATCTTTAGCTTCTGCTTTACTTAATCCACTTCTTCTTGCATTATCATAAGCCATAGCACTTTCTCTATAAGCCTCTCTATACAATACTGCTCGTTCAGATATAACTTTAAAAAACTCATCCTCCGAACCTAGAAATCTTCCTGGCAATCTAGCAAGTATTCCAAGTATGTCTACAACAGCCATTGGATCACCCTCTGAAATACTCTTTGTTATATGAGCAATATTATCTGTTCTACCTATAGCTCTTCTGTTTTTAAGGTCAATTTTACTTGCAAAATCTCCTGCCTCACCTGTAACCATTGATGAGCCAAAAGCTCTAAAAGCATCTTTTAAAGCCATCATCATTCCATGAGATTCAGCAGCAAACTCTCCTTTATATACTCTATCTCCAACAACCCCTCTTCTACCTCCGAGTGTTCTTACTTCACCAATTATTCCAGCTACACCAGCTTCAGCTGCTTGTTGAATTTGAAATATAGCATTACCAGCTGTATTAACAATATGTGTAACAGGGCTTGAGAGTATACCATTTATAAATAATTCCATCAAAGTATCATAAGTTCTTAATGCAAAACTATTTCTTGCGTATTCTGCTCTACCAGGACTTGGTAAAGATAAAAATGTTTGAGCATGAAAATCTATCATATTATCGTCAAGATTGTTAACAAACTCATCTATTCTATTTGTATAATCACTTAAATTAATATTTTCTAATTTTTGTGCCGCTGATATAGCTCCTAAACCTCTACCATATTCAGATACAGCTCCAGATACCTGACCGAGTAAATTTGTTTGTAGTGATACAAGTAATTTAAATTCTTTAAATAGTTCTTTTTTCTTTTCAAGGTTAGTTGTTTTAAGTATGACTTTTGATTTTTCCTCCAAGTCTTGACCTAATTTTAAGGTTGCTATTAAACCACCTAAAGTATCTTCTACCCTAGGAACTTCTCCAGGTTTTCTTGATAGTAATTTATAAGCTATTTTATCAAATCCATTAGCTTCTGCTGCCGCAACCATTGTTTCTATTGTTTGTTTTGGTCTGCGTAAAAACTCAAATAATTCTTTATTATCATCTTTAATTTTAGTTAAAAGTTCTGCTAGATTTACTTGGTCTAAACCTTTTGCTTTTATAACAACTTTAGCAATATTTAGACTTGGTCCTTTATACCCATCAAGTTTTAATGATTCGTTAAGAGCTTTTACAGCATCGGCACTTGCACCCTTAACAAGTATTTCACCACCTTTACCTTTTGATATTTCGTCATCAGGTGCAGAATATTTTCTTATTTCTTTTTGTACATCTTCGGCTTTGCCAAGTTGTTGAGATAGATACTCAAGACCTTTTTGTATTTTACCCATCAGGAATTTCTCCTATGGTTATTGGCTCTGCTGTTGCTTTTGGATTTTGAGTTTCAGTAGTTGCACTCGATGGAATGCTTCTTTGGCTGTCATTGGTTTTTCCCTCAATGAGGGTTCTTGTGATTGTTTCATAGTCTGTTGGCTCACTTCTTACTCCTAGTTTTGTATATAAACCTTGTTCAAAATACCACAATACAGCTTGAGTGTCACGATTATTTAATTCTATATTATATTTTGTTTTTAATGTATTTTTTGTATCTTCAATATATTTGTCCATTAATTGTCTTTCCTTTAGAGTTCTAGGTGCTGTAATCATGGTTCTGTTACCATCTTGAGTAACATTAAACATAGTTCCTCTTTTTCTATTAAAGCCTCTAGTAAACCAAACATCAGGAACATTCTCATCTGAAGTGCCTAAAAGATTCTGCATAAATTTACTGACCTTTGGACCAAAAGCATCAGCTCCAACTATTTCTTTATCTAAAGGTCCAGATATTTTATTAAAACCTAATTTTTGTCTATACTCATTTATTTCTCTTCTAGTTGTTGGAGTATGTATAAATTCTAAAAACCCATCTAATCCCCTTTGTTTTACAATAGCATTCACAAATTTTAATTGCATTTTAGGAGCAGGATACCTAGTCCACCCTTTACCTGTTGTTGGATTTATTGACGGAACATTATTAGTATCTAAAAATATATCTGCTATTTGAGTTGCAGCTTTAAAGTCATGACCAACAGGTGTGCCTGGAGATGTTATTGCAGTTAAAAAAACTACAAAATCTTTACTTTTTGGATTGTCTTTAAATTTAGGATTAAGATTATCAAGGTTAGACATTGCATTTTTTAATTTAGTATCATACCACCCTATGCCTGTAACATCTTGGTCAAGTTGATATTTAACTTCTTCAACAGCTTGATCTACCATTTTACTAAAGTCATTTGCATTTTCTATATTAAGTTTAGGTTGAGCTTCGTGGTATTCCATGATGTCATCAATTTTAACTTTAGACCCTTTAGAAGGTATTTTAAAATCATCGCTAGACATAATTTTTAATGAATCAATATCTGTGGGAGCTAGTTTAGATAAACCTTTGTCTACCATCTTACCCATTTCACCTACACCCATACTTGATACAGTTACCGATCCTTTATCTTCATCTAATCTTTTTTGTGCAGACTTACCTACTTGTTGTATTTTATCTTTAACACCTCTAACTATTTGTGGACCTTTTTTTATGCCTGCATAGGCTGGACCTAAAAAATCAAAAAACTCTCCTAGATTAAAACCAGACTTTGCGTCTTTCTTGAGTTCTTCACTCAAGTCTAAACTATCTATTGCATTGTCAAACAAACCTCTATAAAATTCTACACCAAAATTTTCTTTTGATAGTCGTTCAAATGTTTCTCCAAAGGCTTTTAATTTTTTACCATCTTCTGCACTCAACGCATCTTTAACTGCCACAGGTAAAGCAACAGTAAGGTCAGGTATAAAACCAGCGGTGGCTGACAACGCACCACCTGCAATTCCTGTGGCTGCTGAACCTACTTTTTCTAAACCAATACTTATGCTTTCTAGTGTTGACATTTCTGAATATGGCTTCATAACTAGCATATCGTTTTCATCGTAATCAAATTCTAGCTCCATACCTGTAGCTCGTAGATTACGACTATCTTCAATATAATCTAAAATATCATCGTCATTCATTGCCATAACTCTCTCTGTAATCTCTAATCTGTTTTAATGAAGCTGAAATTTTAGGGTCATTCTTACCTTTAACATAATTTTTTATTTTTTTGTTTTTACTTGACATCAAAGCAATTAGTAGTTCTTCATAATTTTGTATTGAAAATTCGTCAGAAATTTCTATAGGTAATTCTAATGTTTTAATTTCATTTAATATATTTGAAAACATGTCTGACATTTCTGTTTTTAATTTAGAGGAAATAGCTTCGTTAATCTCATCTTGTTGTTCTTTTAAATTATCATCTAACCATTTATTTACATCAAAAGCCTTTAACTCGTTTTGTGCTTCGGCAGCGGCAGCTTTTAATCCACCACTTAATTTTGCATATAGTTTACTTTCTTTAGTTTCAGCTAATAGTAATTGTTCTGGGTTATATGTTTGCAATCCCTCAACTTTTCGCAAAGCGGTGCTTATTTGAAATTTTTTATCTTTTTCTACTTCACTAAACAAGCTATCATAATCTTCTTTACTTAACTCACCTCTAAATTGATTAAGTTCGTCAAAGTCTAAAATGTTTTTTTGTTCTAATTGTTGTAACCTATTAAATTCTACAGGATTGCTCGTCAATCTTCTCCCACCAAGTTCTACTCGTTTTCGTTCTAGCTCAAATATTTTTGAATCATCTGGGTCAATAGCTCTCATAATATTTAATTGGTTGTTAAATTCAGTAATGTCATTTTTATCTAAAGCCTCAAAAGCTGCAAGGTTAGCTTCTGCAAATTTAGTTTTACTATTCTCGTCATCAGATTCGTCTATAGCCTTTTCAAAAGAGATTTCATCTTGTCTTGCTGTATACATTTTTTTTACTAAATCATTTTTATCTTCTGTCGTCATACCAGCTATTAAAGCATTGATTTGTGGATTATTTGTTTTTTTACCCTGTACTATTTGTGATGTTATAGAAGATACAGTTCCTGTTTTTAAAACCTGATTAATAGCAATCCCCTTTTTTTTCTCTATAATATCTTTTTCTAAATCCTTTATAAGTTGTGATGTTTGTTGTCCTGTATACTTACCTTCATTTATTGCAATAGATAAAGCAGTTGTTGTTTGTACTGATTGTAATTTAGTTAAATCATTAATCATCTGTTGTTCAGTTTTATTAGGGTCAAGTTCACCTTCCATATAATTACCTAAATTACTTTTAATACCTTCAATTTTTACAGCTGCCATAGATTGAATTTGTTGTTGAGCTATATCAGCAATATCGTTTATATAACCTTTCAGTACACCATTACTTAATTTAGACAACGCACCTTTTACCATCCCATAATTTTCTGGACTCGCTTTTTTTAATAAAGATGTGTAACCTAAAGTAATAGAATCTAAACCATCAATAACATCCTGTGGGTCTTGTTGAGTTAGTTTTGCATTCTCTATGTAAGCTGTATAATCTCTGGAGGCTTCTAATTCTATTTCAGAAATAACACTTGCAAATGCTGTGCTACGAGCTGCCTTACCCTTTAACCCATAACCTAAACGACCTGTAACATCCTCGCCTGTTCTTGCTGCTTTTTCTAGTTCATCCATAGTAATGGGATTGGTAGCTCCATAAATTTCTCCTTCTTCTACTGCTCTCGTTTGCATTTCCTTAAAAAAGAAATTGGTCATTTGATTTAGATTTTGTGACAATGCGGACATTCCAGATTGTGCCTGGTTATATACACCCATCTCTGCCTCTGACGATGGAGAGTAGCGAGGACCTAGAAATTGTCTTTGATATGTTTTTCTTGTTGCCATTATAATGCTACTCCTGGAGTACCACCAAAAGCCGATCCAAATCTAGCAGCCATTGGTACATTTGTTGTTCCAGCTGCACTTATGCCTTGGAAAGCACTAGCTGAATAACCAGAACCTCCACCAAA